TTAGTCTCTGCTGAACATAGGTCTTTTTTCACCGAAAAATTTACCGAGGACGAGAGATAGAGTCCATATAGCGAAGAAAATAATGGCTGTATCACTAAATGAAAAGCTCTGACTTATAGCAAATACAACGAAAATAATACCGAGACCTAAACCTATATATTCATATTTTCTTACTTGTTCGTACCTAATCCGCGCTGTGCAGCCGGTGCAAAATTTTTCACCCCACACGCTTTGCTTTTTGCAGTAAGGACAGGTGACTTTCTTGGTACTGTCTTCGATTCTGTGTTTTTCTTGAACTGCTTCAATTTTCTTTAGCGTTTCAAGAGCGCTTTGCTTGCCCTTCTCACCTGCCCGGCGAAGATATTCCTTACCCTTTTCATAGTCACGCTGTGCAATGTACAGCTCACCCAGTGCCTCCAGAGCAAGTTCATTTCCCTGTTCAGCAGACATACTAAGAAGCTCTAAGGCCTTATGACTATCACGAGGCACACCCTTCCCATCCCGATATAAGGTTCCGAGATTATATTGCCCGTAACTATCTCCCTTCGATGCGGCCACGGAGTAACACTCCGCCGCCTTAGAGAAGTCTTGTGTAAACCCATGGCCCCTTTGATGTAGAATCCCAATCCATACCAAAGAATCCATGTCCCCCTCTTCTGAAGCTAATGTAAACCACTCAATGGCCTTCGAATAATTTAATGGGACAACGTCGCCATCCTTGTACATATAGCCCAGATTAAATTTGGCTATAGTGCTTCCCTGATTAGCTGCCTTGGTCAACCACTCGACGGCTTTATTGCCATCTTGCTCGACACCATCACCGTCACGATATTTTATTCCGAGTGCAAATTGGGCGTCAACATCGCCCGAAGAGGCCGATGCATAGACAAGGTTATAATCGCGGTCTGAAACTGAATTTGATTTAAGTTCTTCCATTTCTGTAACAACCCCCCAGAGAATTGCTGCGCTATTGATTATCGTTTATATGTTAGTGCGTACCTGCACATTGGCACAATTCAATTTAGGTTAAGTCCCTTAAATTCGCTTATAACGTTGTCGAAAATATCTTATTCACAATATCATCATTCTGTTTCTACTTTGAAGACATGTGTATCGAGCTATTCAGTTAAAGTCATGTTAAATCACAAAAAGAGTCGATACTTCGTATGAAGATTTATCAGTTGTCCTTTTAACAGACTGATATGAACGGCATCTTACACCGGGATGTCATCGTCCGTGCTGTTGATGAAGAACGTCACCCGCCCCAATACTTCCACCTCTTCCGCCGCCGCCCCATCAACCATAGGATTAAACTATCTGTTTAGGCCATCGCCTTCTGCGCGGCGCAGGATGGATTGAGTGTGTGGTAAGCCGGGTACCACATACGGAACATATTGCACCGTGTGGCAGGTTTAGCAAAGGATTGAAGGAGGTGAAAAAGAAACGGTTACTTTTACAAGCAGGACAGGTGAATTTCATAACAGGTACGATGCCCCCGGGCCGTTAGCTGTACAAATTAATAAATTTTTTTATATAGCTAACAGAGCGTTAATTCAACATTTCTCAGTATCAATACTTCACACGTAGTTTGACCCTGCCTCATTTCCGCCTGTGCCATTTGGCCGGTCGACATTTTAAAAAGCTGATTTTTAAAGTAATGGCAAATGCTGCCGATATGTTACTTACCTGCGTCATGAACGCAGGATTGATAACAAAGCTAAGGGAGTTGTGCCCGCTCCCGTGCGGGCTTTTTTGCTGTTCAGCTGCTCCAGAGATAGGATTCACTGCGCTAGTGACGTTCCGGGTCACACCAGGCATTGATTAACTGTCTCAAAATATAGATAAGCCCCGAAGGAATCATAAGCGCTGTTAAAACAGCCAGAATAGCTGTCGTCATAAGAAACTCCATGTTCTCAGGTTTGCTCTTAAGGAATCTTAGAACGTATTTTTCAACTGTTACCAGCGTCAGGAAATTTTTACTTCAACACCTGTATTAGTTGATAGGTAAGAGGTGAGCGACCAGCGAAGAAATGGGCAGCTGTGCCTATTGATAATTACTGCTGAACATCATGATGCTGTTACGCTTTCAGCGCATTAATCTCGCCCTGCAGTTCGGTGACCTGCATGGTCAGCATTTCGATTTTGGCAATAGCATGATGCAGCGCCAGCGCCGTATCCATCATGATGACGTTGTTATCCAGGGCTAACGTGTCGTCTTTATCACAACGATTTCCGTCCTCGTCGAACTCAGGGGCAGCAGGAACCAACTTCACATACTCACGATCAATATCGCGTAAAGCATCCTGAGCGATGATCCCCCGGCGTGCCCGTTCAAAGTAATCCCCGTTATACACGAACGTACAGGGTTTCAGCTTCCTGATGTTCTCGTAAGATGCCCGGCCGTCGTCATAGGTGATACCGTGCTTCAGAGTGGCATCAGAGGTCGCTGACTTCTGATAGGTGTAGTTGCCAGCAAAGCCGCCATCGCCACTTGTCGAGGTGACTAAATCCCCGTTGGCTGGTGTCAGGTACCAGTAACGAACCTTGGCCCCATTATCCCCGAATTGAGTTATGGCGGTATTGGCCCAATTGGCGGTTCCGTTTCCGACATTACCCAGGATAGTTCGAAGCTCATAGCCCCCGCCGTGTCGATACCCCCAGGAAAGACCCGCTATAGCGCCGTTGCCGGGTGCATCTGTAGGAGTGGCAGCGAAGAATGCGGCAGCGGAAGCCTGAGCGGCGTTCCACCATGAGTTTACATTAGGGGAGCCTATGGTCAGCTTGCCTGCTGTATACATGTTGCCATCTGACATAAAGTCAAAATAGTTACTCTGCGCAGTATCCCCGTTCCCTGCTACCTGATTTACCGTCAATCGAGCAATGGAGTAGTTCCACTCGATACGTTTTACGGCCTGAAGCTGGACCGAAATCTTCTCTACGTTGTTCACTGTATACTGGGACTTTAAGCTACCTCCAAAGACCGTAACTCCAGATCCCGGGAGAGACGCGTCGTTAATAACTGATGTCCAGGCAGCAATGGCCCTGCTTAATTCAGCCGTGTCTATTCTGTTTGCCATAACTTAATTCCTTACGCCCAGACGCGAGCCGGTGTTTTCGGTTTAACCACAAAGTCGTTCAGCCTGGATAAATCGAGCGAGTCATTCATGACCCTTAAATTGACGTGATAGCCGGGTTCGGTGGTGTACTTGATTACTTCGTTTTCTTCACCGGGATTGATAACTTCAGCAGGAACAGTGATAACGCCAACGATATCCAGGCTGATATCGGGGTGATATAAACCACCCTGCCCGTTGTCATCCACAAACCCCGCCGCGATTAACTGCGTGCGCATTTCGTCGGCGTCATTAAAGCGCAGATATAAGTCTCTCATTAGCGGAGTCCATTAATTTGGTTAAGAGTTAGGAGGCGGTGCCAGATACGGAAGTTACGAATGTGGTAAACAACATTCTGGTTGCTCTGAATATCAATACTGGTTGGTTTAGAGGCCGGGTTTGTTGGTGCCAGTTTTCTGTTGCTGGTCTTTCCATCAAAATACATGCTGTTTGTGTTATCGACATCAATGGATTGCACATAGACTTTACTGGCGAACGGATAGGCTATAGATACAGATGGCCCACTCCCGCCAATATATGAGTTGATGGTAGCTGACACCGCCCTGAAAATAATATCGTTGTTGGAACCGCTCACCCTGACAAGGTCAGCGTAACCAACACTTGGTGTAACATACCTATTAACAGCAATCTCAAATGCCAGCGTCCTGCTAAATATGTCACCGACTGACTGATAGCCAATATTACCAGCCGGTTGCAATGAAACTTTTTCACCCGCCCTGGTCACAGCCGACGCGCCAGTAGGGATATAGCTGGTAGGAACTGCGCTTTTTTCAACCTGGGGCATTTGCATGTAATACTCAGAACCAACCGGTATAACTGAGTCTGCCGCTGCTTTAGCTATAGTAATATAACCAGAAAACACAGCAGATGTTGAAGCTGTTATAGTTGCGGTAACTGTTGAATAACCATCAGATCCTAGTGCAGAGGTTACCGTCACTCCTGTTACTGCCCCAGTGGATACACCTGTAGTTGCATCGAAAAATACAACGTGCGACGTGGTTCCATCTGTGGTAAATGCCAGACGAATAAGTCCATAGTTTCCTTTCATACGGCAAGATATTGTTACGGACTCCCCTGCCGCAGCCGTTATATTACTTGACGAAACAATGGTTGCCGTTGCCTGTGCAATAGTGGTAACACATTTTACAGTTACAGCCTGAGTCGAACCGTCAGCAGCCAAAACAGTTTTTGTAATAATTGATGAAGAAACCCACTTAGTAGGGTCATCACTATTCAAAATATAATTAGTGCTCTGCCCCTCCATCAATAAGCCCTCGCGTTCAAAACGCGGCTCATTAATAGCGGCGTATTGCAGAACGCCGGATTTATCGTAATACGTTGCCGTCGTAGAACGGGTAATGACCGAGGACTTTGTCGGCAACTCCAGCACCTGCCCCGAAATCGTGAGCTTGTCATAGGGTGCGAACCCGGCCAGCAGGCGCATGTCATCATTCAGCGGCAACCAGACGTCAGGAAACGGCGCTGCCTCATAGGGTACAGACGTCAGCAGCTGCGCGGCGGCCAATGATGCGGCGGCACTGCTGGCGCTATTAGCAGCATTATTCTCCGACGTTTTGGCATTCGTCTCAGACGTTTTTGCGTTCGTCTCGGAGGTTTTGGCATTCGTTTCGCTGGTCTTGGCTGCTGAAGCGCTGCTTGCCGCTGCGGTCTTTGATGAGTTCGCGTTCGTCTCAGCGGTCTTTGTATTTTTCTCTGATGCTGCCGCTGCAGCGGCGCTGGCACCTGCCGCACCCGCCTGGGCGATCAGCTTTGACCAGCTGGGACCCGTCTTTTTTGAACCGTCTGCCAGGGTTACGGTGACGTCACCGGCGCCCGATAAAATCAGGTCCTGGTTGATGATACTGCCTTGCGCCAGGCGAAACCCTTCTGTAACAGCTTTCGCCAAATCGTCATCAAGTGTGGCCATTCGTGATGTCCTTAAAATGAAAAACCCAGCCGGAGCTGGGTTGGAGGTTCTGAGGTTGTGGAGATTAGGAGAAGGAGCCGGTACCGCGCGTAATGGTCAGTGTCGGAGCGGCAATACGCTTACTAGCCGTCCCGGTACCAGTAACCGTAATCGTCCCTGTAATCACGTTTGCCGTAATGTTTCGAACAGCATGACGTACGGTTATCCGAAGCCCACCGGTTCCCGCAGGAATGTAGACGGAACCTAAGTCACGGACATCGCCGTTAATGTTGAGGGTGATGTTTACCAGGCCTTCCCCTTGAATAGATGACGCTGTAATCATCGCCTCAAGCAGAGCTGACTTATTCAGTGATGATGAGGAAGAGTCAGTGAAAGTTATGGTATTGGTTGCCACACCTCCGCCTGAAACGTAAGTATCTGAAGACACACCAACGTTAGCCACATCACCAATGAAGTTTGTCGCTTCAACCGTGCCCTTAAAGCTTCCACTGGTCGCTTCAACCCTGCCTTTAAAGCTCCCGTCAGTGGCATAGATCGTCCCGCGAACGGTCACGCCGTTGAACGTGGCATACCCGGATTTATTGATATGCCAGCCGACATTGCCGGTCCCGTCCCAGTTGCTGGACTGGATGTAATTCCCGATCTTGCCGTTGTCGATAGAACCGTCCTGGATGAACACCGAACGCATGAACATCTGCCCGCCGGTCGCCGCAAACACCAGCTCCTGCCCATTCGTCGTCGGGTTATACACCGCGAACGTATCGGCAGAAATCAGGAAGTTTGAGGCCCCTGTACCGTCAATGCCCAGCTGGATACCCGCGATGCGTTTAACGCCATTCGCCTCCACCTGGACTTTAACGCCCCACTGCGCGCTCAGCTTGCCATTGATGTCAGCAACAGCCTGGCTGGTCGTCTGGACGTTAGCGTTGGTTTGCCCAATCGACGCAGTCACCTGCTGAATGCTGGTCGCCGTGGCGCTCTCCAGATCCGTAACGGCTTTATCAATGCGCGTAATGGCGGCAGCGTTGGTCTGGCCGTTTTGCTCAACCGTGGCCTTAAGGTTTGTGACCTGTTCGGCTACAGCGCTTGTGGCATCCGCAGCGGTCTTACGGGTCTCGGTGATCTCGGCCATCGTTTTCGTTTCGCCAACGGCAAACTTGACGCGCTGATCAGAGAACGCAAAGAAGTTGGCGAGCGCGTTACTGACACTACCGACAATACCGGCGTCGCGGCTGGCAGTGTTACCGTCCACATCCACTTTCAGGCTGTCGATACGACGCCCCAGCGCACTGTCTGCATCCGTACGGGCCGTAGTTTCCGTGCTGATGTCAGCCGTGTTCTGGTCGGTGGTGGCCTTGACCGCAGCCAGCGCGGTAGTCTGCGCCTTGTTGTTATCAGCGACGGCTTTATCGATGCGCGTGATATCGCCGGTATTTTTCCCGACGGTGGTCTGCAGGCCAGACAGCGTGGTGGCCTGCGCTTCCTGCTCAGTCGTCAGCGTTGCCAACTCCTGCGTCACGCTGGCTTTGTTGGCGTTAACGGTCGATTCCAGCTTCTTCCGTTCTGTCACCTCCGCTTCCTGCGCCGTGATTCGGGCCTGCCGTTCGGTGTACATCAGGCCTGAAGACAGCTTTGACGGGTCATCACCGGTATAGCCGCCCCGAATCTGCGCCGCCAGCGTCTCGCGCGCGGTGGCTTCCGCCTGGTCGCCCTGGACACGGGCGGTCGTTTCCTGCTGCAGCGCCGCCATACCCGCGCCGGGGGTAGGCCGTCCGAGCGCCACCCAGTCAATCAGGTAGTAGTTCGTCGCATCCTGCTTAGTGGACAGATCCAGCCTGAACTGATTCATCGTGGCTTCAGTCAGCCAGGGGATATTGTCAAACGCCAGCGTGGCGATCCCGTTCGCGTCGTATGCAGGCTCAGCGACGGTGACCATATTGGTGTCGTTGAAACCACCGGTACCCCGCCAGCGCAGCTGCCCCACCCAGTCCGGCGCCCCGAACTTCCTGATGCGCAGTTTAACGAAGCGATAGGACGACGAGTTAACACCCAGTGAACCGGGAGACGCCACCCACGGATCGGTGGAATGGTTCGCCGGGCGTATCCAACCGTCAACGATGGTCGGGGTCCCGTTCCCGGTCCAGCCCTCTACCGTCGAATCGAAGTACCAGATTTTTGCCGGGTCGAACTGCGAGCCAGTACCTGCGGAAATTTGCCCAATCTGCTGCGCCAGTGACTCGGTGGTGGTCTGGATCGTCTGATTGACGTTGCTGATATCCGCGACGCGTTCAGTCTTCTCGTTCAGCAGCGCCTGGGCGCGCGCCGTTGCCTCGTCGGTGATGGCTTTCTTACGGTCCGTGACCTCCTGTGCCAGGCCTGCTTTGGTTGCCGCCGACTCTGTCGTAACTTTACTGATGTCGTCGCGCGCTGACTGAAGATCGTCGCTGAGATCGGCGATATCCGCGGTGAGTTCCTTATACGCGTCTGTCTGTTTGATCTGGTTGTCGATATCCACCAGGTAATCAGCTGCAACCGAGCTGCTGCTGCCCTGAATAAAATCAGTCCATGCCGACTTATTGCCGGTGCGATCGACAAGCCGCGCGCGGTACCAGAATCCTACCCCAGCCTTCAGGCCCAGTTGCTGATAAACATGCTGCGGATAGGGTACCCCGGCCAGCAGAAGCGGATTTGTGCCGGTCGATGCAGTGGAATACTGGAGCTCCGTCTGTAAGGTATCGCCGGTACCAGCCGGGAAATCCCACTCCAGCTGTACACCCCAGAGCAATGGCGTGGTACGGAAATTGGCGGGCTTTGGCACATCACCGGCCCGGCCCTTGAGATGCGTCAGCACTGAGGTGGCCCACAGGCTGGATGCACCGCCAGCGTTAAGCGCCCTGACGCGCACCAGGTAATCACCTTCGTAGATCCCCGGCACTTCGATATTGCGCAGCCCGGTTTGGGGTACGTTGACCCACTCGCTGTCACCCCGGCGCCACTGTGCCTGGTAGGCGATCACGTCTGCCTGAGGTTTCCCGGCTTTATCCAGCGGAGCATCCCAGGAGGCCGTCAGCGCGGCAATGCGCTGCCCCTGTCTCACTGAGTCGTAGCTCGATACCACGACGTTTCCGGGCTGAGAAACAACACCAGTAGGGATCAGGCTGACAGGCGGGATGTCCAGGCGCGCATTGTTATCGACAGCGTCATATTTCGAGGCGTTGTATTCCGCACCCGTAATGGTGTAGGTGTTCTCCTCGTCATTGAACGTCAGGTTCATCACACGGAAATACTGCAGGCGCAGCTGTCCGGCATCGATAACGAAAACGGCATCCGGCGCTGGCGCAGAGGAAAACGCCGTGGCCACGATTAACTGCGTGCCGTTGACCGCCTGAATGACCCGGTTTTCCACAATGCCGCCCTGGGTGCGGATCATCAGCGTGTCGCCCGGGACGGCGCTGGTCCCGCGATCGGTTGTAACGGCTTTAAGCCCGGCGTTGTAACTCACAACGCGCCCACCATACACTCGCCCGGAAAAGCGTTCATCCGCAAAAGCGAACACGGTGCCGGGAACATAGGCAAAGCCATCCAGCCCGGTTTGCAGCGTAATTATGCGATCGAGGTAGTTGGAGTACACCGCCCATCCGCCGCGGCGCTGCGCCTCACTCTCGCGCGTACAGCCGATGGCAGTCAGCTGCGTCTGCTTGAATTTGAACTGCTTCACCAGGTCAGGAAACATCACCGCAGTGGTGCGATCCTGATAGTGGTTATCCGGGTTGCTGAAGTTAATCAGCGCCGAACTGTAGCGGTTCTTCTCGCTGCCGCTGGAATAGTTCGGCTTTCCGGCGACCGAGGCGCGAGTGAGGATCTGCAGCTTCGTCGTGTCCGCTGGCATGTCCGAGACAACATTGAACATGTTGTTGCCCCAGAACGTCATACCGTTGAAGCCAGCGGCAATATCCTTAATCACCTGCCAGGCATCGGCCTGCGACTGGATATAGACGTCAAACAGGAAGCGCGGCTCGGTACCGGTGCCACCCTTACCATCTGGCACCTTCTGGTCACAGCGCTGGGCTATGCGGTACAGCTCCCACTTATCCAGCATGGTCGCCGTTACCCGACGACCCAGGCCAAAGCGCGGCTCCGTGAGTACATCGAACCAGATCCACGCAGGGTTATTCGACCAGCCCCATTTGAATGTCCCGTCCCAGGTGCCGTTATAAACCCGGCTAACCGGATCATAGTTCTGCGGGATGCGGATAATACGCCCTTTCGGCTTGCAGGATATCTTCGGGATGTTGTTGAAGGATTTTGCGTTGAACGACACATACAGCAGCGCGGTATGCGGATAGCGCAGGCGCGCGTCGATCACCTCCGTGATTGCCTGCACCTGTGTCTTGTTCTGTAGCATTTGGCTGGTGCTGTCTGCGGTATCGCGAACCACGCGGATCTGCCAGCCAGTGTTAGCCTTGGGCAGATTGATGCGGTGGGTCAGCTCGTACAGAGAACTGAGCTTTTCCGTTACGGTTTTGGTGAGCACAGTGCTGTATGCGCCGCCATCTACAGCCACATCGATGTGATAGGTGACGGAAGTACCGACGATGTCGCCATCATTCTCCTGCTGCTGCAGACCGGTAATGCCGATACGCACCAGCACGGCGTCAATCTGGGTATTACTGATGGCCCGGGTCCAGGGGGTGACCTTCGTCAGCGACACGCCAATGCTGGTCTCGTTCTCCACGGCTGGGAACCCGGGGATCGGCGACTGCGTTTGCGTGCCCGGACGAAAGTCCCAGGAGACATTCTCGAAGTTCATCGAGCCGTCGGCGTTGCCCAGTGGCGTACCGTCAAGGAAGATCCGGGTAGCATCCAGCCCACCAGCAAACTCACCTTCACCGAGCGCCAGCAGCATACGGCAGCGCGCCATCGACTGCGCGGAATCGGGTTGTTCAACAGGCGTGTGCTGCTTCTGACGGCCGCCTTTTGCACCAGTAATCGTTGCCATATTGCATCCATAAAAAAAGCACCCGATTGGGTGCTAATTGAAGAGTAAGAAATTCTCAGATGTCCTCGGCCACGATCCCCGCACTGATTATGGCGCCGCCAATTTCGCGCTCGCCATACAGCAGCGCGACCGGGTTGCCCATCGCCAGGGTGTTCACTGCGCCGCCGAAGGCATAGCTGGGCTTGTTGTCGGGGTCATCACGCCCCTGAAGGCCTTTGGGCTGCGGCGAGAGCATCTGGTAGATACCGCCCGCAGCCATGCCGATACCAGCAGAAATCATGGCGCCACCGACCGGACTGGCCCAGCCAGCAGAGAGGCCAGACACTACGATGCCCGCCACCACCATCACTGCGCCAAGGATCGTCTGGAATAAACCTGCCTTTTTCGCCCCTTCAAGCACAGGCGCGATGCGGATATCACTGTCACCACCCAACTCCCTGAAATCCTGTTCGCCGATGTTGCGTTTGCCACGAAACACCGCGAAGGTCATGCCGTTTTTTTTGGCATTCATGAGAAAGCTTTCCAGCCCGTCCAGGTTGATGCACAGCGCCTTTACCGCTTCCGCTGACGTCTGCACCGCCAGTCGGTGAACGCGGCCAAAACGAGCACCCAGCGCGCCATACAATCGAATCGTGGTTAAGCGCGCCATGGCTTAATCTCCTGCGGCAGGTCTTTGTGCCGAACGCAGATCATCGTCCGGTCTTTAAAATATCCACGGGCATAAGGTGTGATACAGGATGGCTGGCCGTACAGGTGGTGCAGCAGTTCGCCCTCTTCGGTGATGATCCCCGCATGGTTCCACTTGTCCGACTCGACCTGCATTATGACCATACACCCGGGCGCGGGGTCGCATTCGACAAACCCCTCACACTCCCAGTTATCGAAATACAGGTTGTTGGGGTACTGGCTTTCCCACCACGGATAATCCACGCGGAAATCGTTTAGCGCTACGCCCTGTGTAGCGTGCCAGTCCATGACCAGCCCCCAGCAGTCATGCGAGCCAAGAAGGAACGGACGGCCAATCAGCGGGATGGAGTCCGGTGTTATCTCTGCGTATTCATCGCAGTCCGGCGCGTAAATTCCCCAGACCACACCAGAGTTATTGCACTGCTGGCGATCAAGGTCAGACGGAATAGGCCGTGCGCCATCACCCGGGTGAGAGTGAATGACGCGGACAATGGTCCCAGCGTCCTCGGCGTTCGCCCAGTGTTCGCCGTCAATTCGGAAATGCTCTGTCGGATTTACATGGCTGTTCGGCACCGGGATGTAGCGCTGGCGCCGTCCTGACTGAATGACGAAGCCGCAGCACTCGCGTGGGGATTCCTCCAGCGCATGCGCCCGGATCGCCGTCATAATGGTTTTGTTCATGGGTATATCCGGTTATCGGGTGAAGAGAACTGTCGCCGGGTAGCCGCCGAAATCAAGAACGGCAGTGTTCGGTTCTGCCAGCCCGGCGCCGAAACGCTTGCGGCAGTCACTGAGGCAACCCCCGCATACATCAAACGCCGGGTCCGCTACCGCATTACCCTTCGCATCGAAATATGCCGTGCCGTTGTAGGTGCAGCCGTCACCGCTGCGATATTGTCCGCGCAGTGCCCATTCGCAGAGCGAGGTGATCTGCCGGGTGGGTATAACCAGGTTCTGCAGGTCTGCCGGGCTACTGAGCGACCAGGACACCACCTCGTCATCTTCAGAGGTTTTGGTATCCAGCCAGAAGGTCTGCAGGGAGAGCATCGTCGGGTCTGCTGTCGGATTAACACCGCCCGGGAAGTTCACCGCATCGAGGTAAACCGCGTAGGTGTCGATGATGCTTACCTTTGCATTCACCATGTCTTTAAACTGGAGACACAGCGCAGTGATATGGCCGTCGAGGTTAGACACGCTGAGCTTTGGCTCGGCGGCCTGATCCGTTGAAAGCGCCAGGTCGGTGACCTGGAAAGGCCAGAACTCGTAGGCGTTGCCATCCCAGATGATAGGCTTCGGCCCCAGCCTGGCCTCGTCGCCGTTCGCCGCGTCAATCTCGGCAGGCGTATGGGGAAACGGGCTGTAGTGAAAGCGGTGGATCCCGCCGCTGAACTCTGAGGCATCCACTTCGACCAGGCGGACCCTGCCACCTGGTGCCAGCTTCGCGGCCTGATCAACAAGTGCCATTATGCGTATACCCCGTAGGCCCGTTTAATAGTGAACGTCAGCTCAGCGAATTTGCTGTTGATCTGGTTTTTGCGAACAGAGTCGGCGACAACGCGATAAAGCCCCTTAATCTCACCCGGCGGCGTAATGATGAAGGCCTTCACGGTATGAGCCAGGAGGAAATCGCGCACGGCGTTTACTTCGGCCTCGCGCCCGGTGTAAATCATCGGAACTTGGATCGCCGTCGAATTAATACCGTTGTCGGCCACCTGTTCGTATCCGTCACCGAACTGCGCGGCCCTGACGGTCTGCGCGTATTCAATCGGCCCAGCGCCGAGCTGTGCGGGCCAGTTATAGGTATCTACTGCCATATTTCACCCATAAAAAAACCCGCCTGAGCGGGTTGGTTATGATTCGGTCTGTTACCTGCCTTTCACAAAGTTGTAGATAACGCCGCCATTTTTGATCTGCTTCTGGATCACCTGCAAGGCTGCATTCTGAATCTCAGCCCCCAGCGCCCTGCCTACGAAGTCACCCGAGCCGCCTGATTGCACGGTGCTGCCCCCTTTGGCGTCAACGTTTACCGTTGTGTTGACCACTATCCCGCCGCCACTTGCTGCGCCGCTGTTCATGCCAGCCATAGGAGCGCGGCCCACATAGCCGCCGTCAGCGTAGCCCTGAGCGCCTTTCATCATGGCGTAAAGGTTATTAACGCCGATTGCTCTGGTGGCCTCTTTGGTGAAGACAAACTCGTCTTTATGAACGATGCCTGCAGGCTCATATTTGCCGCCGGGGCCGGTATAGCCACCAGTGTCATAGAGGCTGACGCCGGAATTTGCGGCACTGGCGTAGGCGCCTGATGGCGTGCTTCCGCCGCTGCTGCTGACACTCCCGGTTACCCACCCCAGCGCGGACTGCACGGCGTAGGCCACCAGCAGCCGGTTAATGACGTCAGCGATCATCTTCATCATCGATGCGGCAAATGTCTTGAAGCTGGCCGTGCCGGTGGTGACCAGGCTCGTCATCATGTCAGAGATGCCGCCCATGGCTGACTGCGCCACGCTCTGCATAGAGGCGTAGACATTTGTGGCAGAGTCTAGGTACTCAGCCCAACCCTTCTTAAAGCCAGCCCGCCAGTCACCGCGAAGCTTATCCTCGGCATCATAGTAGTCCTGAGCTGCTTTAAGCTCCTTCTGGTAGCCCTCATCATCAAGGCTGCCACCGGCATTAATCCAGCCGCTACGCAGCTGAGAGAGCGCTGTCTCGCGGCTGGCCAGCCTGTCGCTCATCGTTGCGCCTGACTCAAGCCCGGCCTGCTTTTCTGCCATCTGCGTGACATACTTGCTGGCCGTGTCCATGCGCTTGTTCAGTTGCTCCTGGGCGGTGATCTGGTCACCCAGTAGCGCCTTCTGGCGCGCCAGCGCCAGCACCTGGTCTTTGCTGGCCAGCAGGGATTGTTCCTGCCAGGAGAGCTTGCGCTTACCGGTGGCTTCCTCCAGTACGGCAAACTGCGCCTCGGTTTTCCATAAATCCTTACGCTGCTGACTGATAACGTCATTAATGCCCTGGTGCTCTTTCAGAACCCTGAGTTGCGCCTGAAGGGCCAGCAGCTCAGCCTGCGCCTTGTCTTCCGCGCTGTCACCGGCTGAAGTCGTGGTCTGCCTGTTCTTCTTATGTCGGTCTTTCAGTATTTGCTGCGCTCGGTCAGTAACCTTGCTTTGCTGGTTCGGGCCGCTGTCTAACGTTGTGCTCCTGTCACGGTTTACATAGCCCATTTCACCTTTACGTACTCGCGCATCGCGTGCAGTGTAGGATTTCTCAAGCTCAGCAATGTCTTTTTTGGTCTGGGCAATAAATGCTTTATTGTCCGAAGCCATATCACCAAACACGGACTTCATGCCGGGGATGTTTTTAGTTTTCTCATAAGCGGAGTTGGCAAACTCAGCAATGAGGACATCACCCTGCTTCAGTAAAATCTGGACCTGCTCAATTGTTCCTGCAACGACATCGATGATCAGATTAAGGGCACCGATAGTATGATCTCCCACCCACTTCCAGGCGTCAGCAGACCATTTTTTTATGCTATCCCACATCTGTTCCAGAGGCGTGCTTGCATCATCAATTTGCTGCATACGCTTTTGCATGGTATCAGCAAAAATACGCATGCCTTCGCTGACAGCCTCTTGTTTTTTATTTGAGTCCTCCAGCCCGGCAATATAATTTAATTGTGAAACCGACAAAAAATTATACTGGGAGTTCAGTTCAGCCAGCGCCTTCACCGGCGACTTCATTATTTCGGCAAATGAGGCTTCAATTTTTTCGGCCCCACTACCCATTACCTGCGTCCATTGCTGGGAGGTTTGCGCCACGAGCTGCAGCTGGGCGGTAGTAAATTTCCCTGACTGGGCCAGGCGAGCCAGTGTCTCTGAAACGGAGTTGATGCTAGCAGTCGTACTTTCGCCTATTTGCTCAGCCATTTTCCATAGCTGACCTGTAGACGTCGCAGACGCTCCTCCAGTTAATACAATCGACTGATAGAGTTCGCGGTTAGCCTGCTCAGCCTGCCAGGCGGCAACAGCCATGCCGCCAAGAATTGCCGTAAAGCCACCCACGGCCAGCCTGGTTGGTGTCAAAAAGCGCAACAGGCCGCTGGCGTGCTCGGCATTCTCTGCCAGTGCGTTGGCATTTTCTGAAAGAGATTCTGAAGAATCATCAGACGCGTCCTTAATCCCCAGCAACTCTTCCTTAATGACCTGAAACAGTCCGCCGATACCGCCGAAAGAGTCACTGATTTGCCCGCCCTGCTGGATCAGCACCATCCATAACGGCATGCCACCAGCAATGGAAGTGGCAATATCAGTAAACTGTGCGGGAAGCATCCTCAAGGCCTGCTGATACTGCCCGGCGCTGAGGGTGCCTTTGCTGAACACCCTTTCCTGCTCACCCAGTTTTGCAATGAACGGGGCGGCCTGCTCCGATACACCGAGCTGTGCGGCTTTCATCTCCAGCAGCTCGATCCGCGTCTTGCCCATAGCGTTCGCCTGGTCCTGAAGCGAAGAGATGAACGATTCGCGGATATTCTGGTTGCGCCGGAGTTCCGCCGCCTCGGCCCTTTCCGCTGCCTCCATTTCAGCAATAGCCTGCTTAACCATCCGGGACTGGCTGGCGGCAATCTGACGCTGGGCAGCTTCCTGCTGAACAGCGCGCTCCTGTTCGCGCAATCTTGCAATAACCGGGGCGGCCTCTTCGGCGATCCCCATTTGCGCTGCCCGGTACTCGGCCAGGTCCGCTTTGTTGGCGCGGAATGTCGCCGCTTGGTCCATGATGGATCTGAGGAAGTTTTCCTGCGCGGCGGTGGCGCGCTGCGTCTCCTGAGCCTGCTTTAATCTTTCCTGCCCTTCGGCGGTCTCTGCCTCCATGACCTGAAAAAGTTTGTTGCGGGTGGTTTCCAGCACAGAGTTAAAGCGGCTGTAATCTTCATCGCCCAGCATGTCCTTTGCGCGAAAGCCCGCCAGCGACGCCTGCAGCGTCTCCAGTTCGTTCATTGCGCGGTTAACAGGGCTGATTTTGCTGAGCAGGTTCTGCAGCTCCTGCTGCTGCTCTTTAAGGCTCTGGGTATTCTTTTTCTGATCGGATGCCCCGGCGCGAAATACCGAGTTCAGATCATCGGCCTTGTTTGCCGCGCCGCCCGCCGTCTGCTGGAAATCGTCCAGCGCCTTATTCCCGCGCTCCAGCTCGGCGGTATTCACCCGAAGCGAAATCGTTGCAATATCAGACATTACGCCCCCTGGTGGACAATCTTCAGCGCCGCGCTTTCCATTACGCGGATATCCGTTAACGCGGTTGCCTCATCCTCCACGCCGTTCAGCTTCATCAGCCAGGGCAGCACGTTATAATCCAGCCCGGTGATGCCGCCCATGCCCGTGCGCCACTGCGTGCCCATCGACTGGAAAACAGCGAACGCGGGCCAGACGTCGGGCCATACCTCAACAGTCTGCTCTTCTTCGGTGTAGTCATCAGCACTCAGGCCAAACGCGGCGAGGTCTTCAGTGGAGGGTTCAGGCGTATAAAACGCCGAGGCAACCGCTATCAGTTTTTTTCACGGTTACCTGTCAGTTCGCGGTAATACGTGCCGACGATCGCTTTCATCGCGCCCGGGTAGTTATCCAGCAGCACTTCAAGATTTTCCTGGCTGAACGTGTCCGGCAGTGCCCAGCCTTCGATGATCTCCACCAGAAAATCGACGGCGGTTTTACCCTCCATCGTCTCAAGCGCGGCCAGCTCCTTGAGCGGCTTATGGCGAAAATTAAAGGTAATTACCCCGTCATCGTCACCGGCACGCGGGATCTTAACGTCGGCTTTAAATGTGGGTTTGGGTTGTAGCAGAAATTTTGTGGCCATGTATTCCTCGGCATAAAGAAAGGCCCGCTGACGGGCCTATTAACGGGCTGGGTTACGCTGCCGCCTGCGGGGCGGCGTCTTTGTAAAACGTCATGTCACGCGACTGAATGGCAAAAGCTGGCTGCACCGTTTCTACGTTGTTTACAGAAGTTGTCGGCATAGGATCGAACGATGCCTTTGCCGACCAGTAGCGCATTTCCTTTGCTTTCGGCACGTACATGCGCAGCGGCAGCGTATCGCCAGAACGATCGGCAGCTGACAGCACGCTGTAAATCGGCAAAGTAGAGTCATGTGCCATCGTGATGTTTTGCGACTTAGCCGCTTTGTAGGTCGCCAGGTTGCGCTGGCGATCATCGGCGAGGAACTGGATCTGCGTGTACTGCTGGTCGCCGCCGGACTGTGCAACCTCGGTGATTTGCGGGATTTCAGTCCACTCCGCCACCTTGCTGAGTGAACCAGCACCCGAGCCAGCCGGGAAGAAGTTGGTATCGGTGCTGTTAATCACTCCGATCGTTACGCTGGTTGTCGTCTGCGCCGTTACGCGGACCACGAGACTGTCAATCAGTGCCCAGCCACTGGAAACCAGCACCACATCGCCCACAGCGAGGCCGTGGCCGTTTGCAACGGTAAAGACAGCGCCTGCGGCATTGCTCACACCCGTCACCGCCACAGGCGTGGCGAGTTTCGAGCCGACGAACACCGTGGCACCATTGGGTAATGCGAAGCCCATAGGGATTCTCCGTAATGTGGATATAAAAAAACCGGCATAATCCGGCGGGGATATTTCAGGCTGAAATGTCAGCCCGGTAGTTGATGCTGACAGGGATGGAGTAGGACACGCCGTCCGGTATGCCGGGGTAGATGGCAGGCGGTGATGTCACCCAGGCAGCAAAGCCGTCGCCGGGGATCGCTTGGTTCACTGGGAACAACCCGGCGACGCGGCGGGCTAGCTCTCTGGCCTGTGATTTGCCGCCGCCAGCAGGCGCGACGACGGTGACCTGATACACGCCGGGGTAAACGCGACAGCCACCAGCCAAGTCGATGCTGTAGGGCTGTGCGGGCATATCATGGGAGATCAGATACAGCTCGTCGGCTGGTGGGTCAAACTGAATGTTATCCCACGCCACCGGCACGCCCTCGCCGTCCGCCCATATACCCAGCATGGCCTCAAGCGCCGTTGTGATGTCCGGTATCATTTTTAACCTCGCTGACTGCCTCGCTGAAGAACCGCTGGAACTCGGCGGCGGTGATGCGTACCATGCCGCCGGGCGCCTGGCTGGAATGCCCCATCTCCAGACGGTATGCGTACGGGACGTTATTGCAGAAGTAGACCGCCGTGGTACCAACCTTGAACTGCTCGAGCATCAGGTTGCCGGCGGCAATCGTCTCATGCCCGGCCTTGTCGATACGCCCGGTCTCGCCCGCAGCCCGAAGGTCAAACGACACCTGCCAGTTACCGCGAAAACGCCCGCCTGTATAGCCCGGCGGTGCCTTCAGGTCCATGCTGTCGTTAACCTTGCGTCCCGGTCGCAGCCGTCCTGCTTTAGTCAGGTTGTCAGGGTTCTGCCGCAGCAGGCTGTTGTGCTCAGCGACGGCAGCGTTATAAGCCGCCGCCGTCTGGTTAACCGCCCACAGCTCGGGATTACCGACGGGCGACATCTGCACCAGTCGCGCCAGGATTTTGATGCCAACCACACGCACCACCTCTTCCTGCCGCTCCTTTGCCTGGCTGACGAACGCATTGATGGACACCATAAACGCCAGGTTATCTGCCATGTTATGCCCTCAGTTGCGCGCGGTAGCACAGCAGCAGTTTGCCCGGCTTAACCGGGTTGGGTTTTTCAATGCGGTACCATTTGCCGTCCACGTCCACCATGTCGCCGGTGCGCAGTTCGGTATCAGCGGTAAAAACAATGCGCGTGTCGCCGTTTATGATGACCGTGCCGTCAATTTCGCCGGGTTTATAATCAGTACGCACGCCGATGGCGGTAAACGTTTTATCCGGTTCGCGGTGCTCAACGCCGCCGGTGACCGTCACAGTGCCCTTGCGCTTTACCGGATACTCCGCGCCGTTCTCCGTGAGCAGGCGCGTGCTGGTGGCCCGCATGCGGGTGTAGTTAACAGGCATCTTAAGCACGCTCCGCAAAAGTGTTTACTGCATAGCCACGACCACCAGCCAGCTCGCCGAGCAACGCCATCACAGCCGGGTATGACGATCTGAACACTTCGCCGTCGGCGACGGCATACGTCGTGGTTACAGCTCCCTCCACGCGCTCGGACTTCACAGCCGCTTCACGCACACTGCCCAGCAGATCACCATCCATCGCCTCGACCGCCAACATGCACTGCGCAGTAACAATCTGACGCGGCACCTCACCTGCGGGCAGTTCGTATCCGTCCAGTTCGATGCCCGCGCGCGGCCACGCCAGCGGCTGCTTTGGTTCGCTTCGCCAGCCGACCCAGTCCAGACCCTCAAGGTAATCCATCGCCCGGATGAGCAATGGCGCGATTTTTTCCGGCAGCGTGATGTCGCGCAGATCCGCAAAGGCTCTCAAATCCCCCTCGCCTGCGTAGCTGTTCATGGCCGGTGAAGTGATATCGGTAATGATCATCATTGCACCCAAAGAAGCGGGGCTTGCGCCCCGTCAGTTAGTCTCCGGCGGCGGCAGTGAAAGTGATTTCTTCACTGGTTTGTGCCACTCCATCAACCGTACCCGTCACGGTGAATGTTCCGGCGGTATCGGAGGTGAGTTTCACCGTGGCGCCACCGGCAGAGCCGGTCTGCGATCCCTCAGTGCTCAGCGTGCCGCCAGTAGACGACCAGGCGACAGCTGCTCCGGACACGCCCGCGCCGTTACGGGTGTATTTCAGGGAAAACGTAACCGCATCGGTACTGTCAGCAGTTGCGGAGATTTTGTCCGCTGACAGGTTTACTCCCCCGATGCGGATTCCAGCTTGATCAGCACGCCCGCAGTGGACTTGTTGCTGGTGAAATGCTTCTTCCAGTTGCCACCTGTGCCGATAGCGGTCAGGTCCGGGTTTTCACCTTTCGCTGTGTTCCAACTGTAACCCAGCAGCTCAACGTTCACCGTACCTTCGGCACGATAGCCAATCGCAAGGTTTTCCTGATCGTTGATGTCGTAGGAGCGGAAACCCGGTGCCTGTGATTCGGTGACGGTCACTGCACCCGACACCAGCCCCAGAATAGCGGCCGCGTCCATGGTATCGGTCACCAGCACCGGTTTCCCCAGGGTGCCCGGCTGGCCGCCGTACACCACCACGCCAGCTTCTTCGTAGATCTTGCTGGCGATCGCTTCGTCCACAATGTCGAAGTAGGTAGCGGAGTGCATGACGAACAGCACCACACGGTTGAACTTGTCACCATACTTGCGCAGGCCGCGCGTGAGGGTTTTCTTGCCGTCGGTTTCAATGTCGGCGGTAACCACCATATCCGCATTGGCACCAATGGCCGCCACCAGTGCTTTCAGGCCGTATTTCACATAGCCTTCGAGAGTTGCATCAGCCACATCGACGCCGATCACTTCCGAGAATTCATCAACCGTGCGGCCACGGCGTTTGAAGGCTTCTTCCGTGGTTTCATACGGGCCATATTTCCACGGCGCCTTCACGGATACCGCTTCGCCCGCGCCGATTTTCTTACCGGAAACCTTATCGACTGAGTTCACATTACGCGATTCAATCGAACCGCCCACTTTGTAGAAGGCGCGCTTGCGGAAGTCGCCTTCAATCAGCTCGTTATCGAGCAGGATCGCGCCGTTAGAAGAGGTGTTGAACACCTCCAGATTATCCTGGCGGCGCTCAAGGAAAGCCGTCTGGGCCAGATCGTCATAGATGACCAGATCGTTATTAACCGTTGTAGCCATTGAGTAAGTCTCTTATTTAGGGAGTTTGAGGAAGGCCTGCTGGCCATGCTTGCGGATGTAGTCCGCTTTTTCACTGGCGCTCATTTCTGAACGTTTCTGGCTGCCCCCACCGCCTGGCTTGTGCCCACCTGCACCGGTGCCTTCAGCGCGCGGGAACAAGTGCGGAGCCGTCTCCTTGAGCGACTCCGCCCATTCAAACGGGCTGAGGGGGGTTTTGCCGTCCTTACCGAACAGAACGTCACCATTCGCATCAACCGCTACGGCCTCGCCTTCGTCGTTGAGCTGGAATGTGCCTTTGGCACGCAGGATCAGGTCATCGGATGCTTCCGCCAGCGCGCCAGCTTTTGATGCTGCTGCCCGGATGGCATCACCCAGAACGCGATCCCGGAATTTACCGGAGAACGCTTCGGCTTTATCCGCGCGCTCATTGGCTGCTTTGATCTGCTTATCGACATCGGCGCGCAGGCGCTCAGTGCGTTTATCCAGCACCTCGTCAATCTTTCCGGCAGCAATCAGCTTTGCTTCTTCGTCGTCGGAAAAACGTTGCAGGATGCCGCGCACGGCATCCGGGTCGATACCGTCAAAGCGAGCCAGGTTGTCTCTCTGCTGTTTAATGGTGCCTAACAGCTCAGAGTTTTTCGTTTTCAGGCCAGTTACCTGAGCGTTAACCTGGTCATCAATCAGCTTCTGAATTTCCGGGGTGATTTCCGTACCGCCACCGCCACCGCTGCCATTGCCGTCGCCTTCAGGTGCGTAATACTTCAGAAGCATATTTCGAATTAACATAGGATCCCCTTGGGATTGTCGTGGGCCTTGCCCAATAAAAAAGGCTGCCCGGAGGCAGCCATTGCGGAAATTTCGTTACGTCAGCCAAGCGATTTCAGTTGCGCCAGGCTTATCCATTCACCCTTATCGGTGTACATATCGCTGAGCCGGATATCACCGGCGCGGTACATTCGCCCGCGTTCTGGTCCCAGAATCTGATCCTGTCGCTGCGGCGACTGGCGGGCCAGCCAGTCCAGATAGCTGGTATCCGCCGGAATCTGTCCGTCCATACTGGCGCGGGTGCCTTCATCCATGTCATCTGCATCAATGCCCAGCTCGCGCCACGATTTGGTGATAAGCGTTTCGGTTGAGCGGCAGCAGAAATGGATGCGGCCCGGTCCCTGAAGGTAGGGCACCTTGTGACCGACGGGCTTGTTATCCAGGGTGTAACGCAGGCGATCACGGATGATGCATGTCGGCGTGGTTTTGTTGTCCAGCGTGGAGAGCCACTGTTTGCCCCTCAGAATATCGCTGTTGGCCTCCGCGAAGCTGGCCCGCGCAGTAGCCGCCAGGTGGTTCACCGCCGTTTTGGTGATGCTGGCGGCGTTGGCCCGGCTCATCTGCAACGCACCGTCGCGATAATCCCTGGCAGCCTGCCCGCGTACCTGCCGCGCGATGGTTTCTGTGGTATCCCCCAGCAGATAGCCCCGGCGCACCGCATTGGTGATACGTGTCATGCGGTCGGCTTCCAGATTTCCAGCCCACTCGCTCAGCAGGCGTCCCTGAAAGGGCTGCGCCATGGCCGCCGCGTAAACCATCTCCGGCGTCATACCCTGTAACGGATAACGCTCTTTGACAGGCTGCGGTAGAAGCACATCAAACAGGCTCAGCTGATAACCCGCCTCGTGCCCGGCCAGCTGCAAAAGCTCATCCGCCAGGCTGTTCTGCATGCCTGCGATAGCCTGCTGGTTAAGCTCGCGCACGCTGCCGAGCAGGCTTTCAAGGCGGCTCACCGTAAACTGGCTTGTGGGCAGGCTGTCCATCGCCACCAGCAGGCGTGCGGTAAGTTCGGCGTCGCTGTCGTTTAACAGCTTCACCATGCGGTTTGCCACGCCGGTGCTGTAGCGGCTGATCCAGATGGTGTGAGCTATGGCTTCATCACGAAGCTGGTCATTTACCGTTGCCATTGTTACCGCCGATCAGGGTGGGTTCAGTGTTGTGCAGCTCGTCAATAATATCGTCCGGGCTGTCTGCCGGGTCGATGAGGTCAAGCTTCTGGAGCGCCCGGACCATATCGGTATCGCGGATTGCGCCGGACTGCCAGGCGTTCACAATGGCCGTCACCATGCCGGACTCAGCGACCTTCGCGATAAACTCCTGGTTGATGGCATAAGCTGCCATTTCGTCACCGACGCCCAGGTATTTCGCGCACCAGCCGATCGCCAGCGTGTACGCTTCCGAAACGTTTGACACGCAGACGCCGAGTACGGATGTCGAGGATGTTTGCTCACCGCTGGATTGGGTTGCGGTCTTAACGGCTGCGTTCTGCTCAATCAGGCGTGCGCCCAGCTGCACCATGTAGTCACGCTTGCTGTCCATCGCCTCTTTCGCCAGCATATTGGGCTGCGCTTGGGCATAACCAAAGCTGCCCTCTTTCGGCAGAAGCAGCGGCGAACGGGAACCTATTTTGACTCCTTTCTTCTCTAGGTGATCGCGCCATCCTTCGTCCAGCCCTGTCATGTACGGTTGCACCTGCCCGCAAAACCACACGCTGTCTTCGTAGTCAGCGCTGTTTCGGTAATGGCCATGATTGATTTCAACCAGCGCCGCCAGTGGAGAGTCATCAATAGCAGGATCGTTGTTCTGCGCGCCAACGAAGGTAAACGGGATCTCGTCCCAGCTGTCTTTGCCTTTGGGTTTCGGCTGATACTCACTGGTAACAGCGTACGCGCCGGAACCCGCCTCGCCTCTGCGACGCCAGACGCGGCAGATAAAAACATCGTTCACCAGCGCCAGCTCACGGTATTGAATTTCATCCTCGAACGCGTAGCCGTTTTCTTTCTCCACGCACTCGCGCAGCACCACCAGCACCAGCCGATCGCGTCCGTTAATACGCTTCGTCCGCCAGTTGATGATGTTCTCGGCCAGATAACGCAGGATGATGGCCTGGCCGCTGCCTTCGGCGTAATCGATATAGAGCCCGTCGCGGGCGACTTCCAGCACGTTCTCTGTCACCAGCTGCGACTGCTGATAAATGCTGGTGCCAGCGCCGTCGGCATCCTTCAGCAGATAGCTCAGCTTCTCCGGCGCGGAGAAAGTCGGATCCTTTCTGAATGCCAGTCCCAGCAGACCGATTTTTGTGTTGCCTGTGATGGCATAAAACACGGCGCGGCTGAGATAGTCATCATTGCGCCTGCGGTTGCGCATGCTTTTGTCTGTGGGATCAAGCAAAGGCAGGTAGTTATTGCCCGCCGCCTTTACCGCTTCTGCACCTTTGCAAAAATCCCTGATTTTCTTCCAGACAGCGCAAGCCGCCCGGTGTTCAGGACGAACCCAGGTGATGTCGTTATTAGCCATATCAGAAGGTGGTATCCATAGTGATTGAGTAAGCGGGCTTGATAATCGGGAACTGCTTCACGATGTAATACCCACCAGCATCGTTGGGGTGATCGTTGTCGGCTGATTTATCCGGCTCGCCGTTCGCCGCCCATACCTGCTGCTCCAGGCTATCGGTGTATACCGGGCAGCGGGTCACGTTGACTTTATAGCGGCGATCGCCGTTGCCGTTGCAGAACATGGCGTTCATGGAGTTAATGCGATCTTTTACCGGCGGGTTGGCGGCGTTCACCACCACGCTGAACCCGGCCTGTTTGAGCTGCGCGATATCCGTGGCGCTGGCGTTGTTCGATTTGCGCGAATCGCCGGAAGCATCGGGATAGATGTAAATCTGACGAGAGGCGACATAACGTCCGCCCTCATAGCGCCAGAACTCCTCCTGGATGCGCTTAATCATCGCTGGCGTGTCATACACTTTCACCAACTCCCGGACAGCCCTCGGCTCTCCGTCGCGCAGCACATGGACGATGGCCGCCATCTTGCCGACGTTAAAGTCCATGCCGATATACAGCGGCTCACCTGCCTGCTCCTCATCGGCACAGCCATTAAGCTTGCGATCAAACTGGTGATAGATGGTGCCGCTGGTCAGGTTGGTGAATTTCCCACGCAAATAAGCCTTTATCAGCTCTGGCGGATAGGAGTCCATCAGCGAAGGGATGTAATCGTGGGGAAGGTTCGCTTCATTATCGAACGTTGAGGCCTGTATCAGGCCATACAGCGTCGCCAGTTCAGGCTTATCGCGCACAGCTTTAACAAACTGCTGGTAGACGAACTTAAAGCCCTCTGGCGTGGTGGTCACATCAATGCCGTTACGCAGGCCGTCTACCTTGTAACGCATACGAGCGATGATTTTTCGCCATGCCTGCTGCGCTTTTGCGGCAGCCATAACGTCCAGTTCATCAACCATCGCGTTGCCGATTTTGAAGCCGACAATAGAGCCTGGCTTCTCCATAGAACGGCAGATAGTCGTTCCGCGGTACTGCCGCCCGGCGTAGAAGTGAACCTCTTTGTTCCCCTCGTTGATTTTGACGTTCATGCCCCAGTCGAAAGCCACCTCTTCCACTGTCGGGTAGAAGATGTCACGGATCTGCGGATAGGTCGGCGCGAAGTAGCCCTGGTTGATTTTGGGGAACTCCCACATCCCCTTGCAGATGCCGCCGCAGCCAACCCACGTCTTACCGGAGCCGAACCCGGCAACGTAGGCCTTAAACTTATGCGGCATTGCGAGGAAGCGCGCCTGGGGAACGTTAAGCGTCGGCGCTATCATCACGAACCCTCGCGTCTACCACGTTAATGTTGATTGCAACTGGTGCAGGAACATCATCATCAGGATCGGCTGCCAGCTCTTTGCGGAGTTTTTCCACTTCCAGTTGCCGACGTTCGATTTCAATCTGCTGCAGACGCTGCGCAAATTCGCTATCGGCCAGGCCCAGGCGTTTCATTACCGCTTCGTACATCCGCTCGCGGCTGATAGCCGTTATCTCGACGCCATTCTTACCCAGCTTGACGCCGGAATAAGCCAGGGCAGCATCAGGAGGAAGTTTCCGGGTATCCGCGAAGTATGGCTGCCCTATTCCATCACCATTGCAGCGTGGACAATCAGGGTTAGGCTCCCGGTTGTGGTCGTAGCCATAGCCACCCACATCGACTGGCTCACGCTTATCGCGTTCTGTTGCTTCCAGCCTCTTCTCTTCAAACTCCACCATATCGCGCCACTGATATTGATGGCCGAAGCCCCAGCAATAGCGGCAGGCGCCGCGACGATATTGCGAAAGCTGATTGGCGTCGAACGTGGCGAGCTGCCACATCTGGGAGAGAACTTCATCGGCACTGCCGAGAGTGCGCTCAATGGACGCTTTCTGCTGACGCTCGATCGCCTGTGCAACTGAAGTTTTCTTAAGTAGCTGATGACCTATCTGATCCGCGGTCTTTGTACTGTACCCCGCCCGGATAGCTGCCTGTGTAGCATTGCGATCCTTAAGATATTCTGCAACGAAAAGTCTTTGCTGGGCCGTTAAGTCATCATCCTCCACCAGCTCATCTGCGCACTTTTCCTTTTGCGCAGTGCGCACTTTCTTCTGCGCAGCTTTTTGCGCAGAAGGCTTTTTGATGTGTCGGCGTGCGGTTGCATAATTCAGTCCCTGCGCTTCACACCACTCCTTCGGTGATACGCCGGTTACGGCATGGTCGGACAGGAACCGTTGCTGAAGCACGCCCCAGTCCGGTTTTGCCATTACTTACTCCAATAAAAAAGCCACCAGCGGATGCCAGTGGCTTGGGTGTGGTAATCAGGAATGGATTCGAACCATTGAGCCAGAAGATATTGGTCTTCTGCACCATCTTCCAGCTTATAGCAGCGTCACGCTTCGTCCGGAACGGTATTACCCGACATCTCGCGCACCTGATTAATGTATATCGGCATTATCACACGCATTCGCAATTGCGCTATTTTATGGTTACTAAACATCAGTGCTTTTTGCGTTTAGCCTTAACCTCTTCTACTGCTTTTTTAACGATGCTACATATTTCTTCTGCACCATCTGGGCAGTAATGGTTGTACTTCCCGCCCTCACTCATTTCCCGGCGTACATCGTTCACGACCCCTTCCAGGCTCAGACCTGAATCTTCGTTAAGGGATAGGACTACCAGTAACGCCTGTTGAAGATGATCTTCTTTGTCGTTATGCACAATTCCATCTCGTTCAAAGTTGTAAGACTTTAAATGTAGACTGAATTACCTCACACACTGCTTTCTGATGTATTCCTGCAGCTTTCTCAGGGCTGAATGGTCTTGCTTGATTCCAACCCGGATGCCGAGAACGTTTCGTCCAACAACGTCAGAGAACATGAAATGTTTCACTTAAGTTAATTTAATGTTTTGTTTCCTTGTCCATATGTACTTAATAAGCCATGATTTCTTCAGGAAATAAATACAACAATATGTATTAGGTTGCCGGGGATGATGATGTCGCATCTTCCGGTCTTTTTCCTTGTTAAACCCTCATAACCATTATCAAGCCCACCAGCAGATGGGCTTTGTAATGGCTAGCCGTCGAGTTGCAATACACCATGTTCAAGTGAGTCGGAGTATGCAATCAGTCCGGTATATTCCGGGACAATCTCGCCATCATCCGCTTCGAACTGCGGGATTGTCACAGTGGTGATGGTGTATTGTGCCTGGCCGTCTTCTTTGGCGAAGGCTGCCAGGTCTTCAATCTGTTTTGCTGTAAGAACTACTGTCATGCTTATTCCTCGGTGTTTAAAAAGCCTCTCGATTTCGAGGCTAAGAATTTTCTATGCTTACAGTCCAGAGCCAGAGCCTCAGAGTTAAGGCTTTAATCAAGCATATGACCCTATATCAGGGCGTTTACTTTTATGTATTAAGAATCATCCTGGTGTTACCGCTTCCGCTTGTTAAATCAGAACCACGGACCATATTTATAACTCCCTGCAAGGCTCCTACCTACACCAGGGAATCCCATGGAACTATCTCATGACCCGCATGAGCACACTCAGAAACATCTGTTCATAGCATGTGTTGCCCTCTCTCCAGGGGGCTTTTTTTTGCCAAAAAAAGACCAGCTCGGACAGAACTGGTCAGGGTCATGCAGCAATGTAGATAGCTTTTGCACAAAGTTCGACGTTATGCCTGTTCCTTCAGTCTTCCCCTCAAACCCCGGGTGCCTCCCGGTGAACTTACTCCAGTAAGCAAATTCGCATACGTCCAGCTTTTACTGGTTGCCCCACCGCTTAGGGGGATTGGCTTAAATGGCAAAGATGTCGAATCACTTGTGCCCTTTGAATGTAGTTGATGGCGGAATTTTTAATGTGAGTTGTATAAAACTTTTTGCTTAGTCGGGCTAATAAATATTCGGCAGGTATTAGCTTAATCAGAATAAAGTGTCATTTACGTTATTATTTTAATACTTCGGATTTTTGTTGAGTCATGCACTACATTGATATCCTCCTTGTAATGATGACCCCTTTGGTCTCCCTTTCGAACTGCAGGATTTCATTTCGGAAGGGATATTTTTTCAAAGCAAGCAAGGCCACCAGCAGATCAGCTTTGCTCAGTATTCACTTCACAGCCTTATACCAAGCCTGCCAGCGGTACTTATCGAGGCGCAGCTGCCGCAAGCACTCTGCCGTCTCGATGTCAGCTTGCAGATCAGCATCGCTGTCAGCACCAGCATCACTTGCCCTGCATGGCTCCCGCATCAAATCCGCTGATGGTGTTGGCAGCGTCGATGGCACGTTGGCGCAACTGCACAGACTCATCATCAAAACTACAGACGGTACGATTCGGATCCTGGACATATTTCACCACGTCGCGGGTTATGGTTCGGTAAATAATCCGGCCTTCGTCTCTGGCCTCAGCCGCCTTCTGTTCGACAGGCTGAATCGCCTTTTCTGCTTTTGCGCGCTTAGCAGCGGCAAGCCCGTTGATTTGTTCAGCGTGGGCGTACCAGCCATTCCGGTAACGTAGCTCGCCATAGCCAATAGAAAAAAGTATGACCACGAGAGCGATTAGCAGAATCTTTCGAAGGCTAAAGGTCATGTTCACTCTCCGCCAGGCACATCGACCGCTCCATCTCTCGCCGGTTCTGGAGGCCTTTCCATTTCATGCCACCAGCGTAAACCCAACGGCGCATTTCTTCGCACGCCCCGTCGTGATCACCTTTATTCAGCTTGCGCAGCAGCGTGGACTTCGAGAACGCATCAGAACCAACGTTAAAGACAAAGCTGTAAAGCGCTGCGCGCTGATACTCGCCCAGCGGCACCCTGACCAGATTGTCTACCGTGTGCTTTGCTGGCTGGAGATCTTTCCAGAGCAACTGGTCACACTCGCGATCGGTGTAGGTCTTCCCTCTGACGATATCCCGGCCCGTGTGGCCGTCGCAGACAGTCCAGACTCCGGCAACGTCTTTATAGGCTTGGTACTTCCGCCCTTCGACGCCGTCCTGCCCACCGAGGAAAAGTGAGGCTATCAGCATTGCGCCGCCACCAGCTGCGGCGATCAGTTTATTGCGAAGGCTGCTGGTCATTGGCATATCAGTCTTCTCCAACTTTCACCGCCGGGCCGTATTTTTCCAGCGCCTTAACCTGCGCATTGGCGACCTTGCGTTTGAAATACCAGTTAATGAGGCCGGTAACGATTATCCCGGCAATACCAGCCAGTACGCCGATGGCGCTCCATTCGTCAGGACTCAGTTTTGTGAGGACGCCGTTCAGGATGGTTCCTCCTGAGGTGCCGAGGGCGACTCCGGTGACAAGTTTGCTCATACGGGACATTTCTCTCACCTCGCCAGGATGCGGGTGCTGTGTGGGTAGGGCTCAGGCTCGCCGGGTGAATTAACGACAGACCTTGATGGGGGTTTCCGGGAGCCTGAAATAAAAAAAAGGCCCGCTTTTCAGCAGGCCTAACTGAGTTTCAATCTAAGTAGGTAGGTATGTTACCTTGCCATTATCCGTGTAACAGCTGTGTCGAGCAGCGTCACTGACCGGTCAGGATGTCCGGCGAATGGTTATGGCCTGGTTCACAATTTAAAGATAGCACCAGTTTCGAAGCGGGAATAAAAAAGCCTGCTCGGAAGAACAGGCTCAAAAAGCACTAACTATGTTTACATACAGGTGCCGGGTGCCTCCCGGTGACTCGTTACCAGTTATACGGGCCGCAAGCATATCTGCACATAGCAGTTAACTGAATTGCCCCACCGTACAGGGGGATTCACCACTTATAATCCTATACCATATATAGAAGCTCATCGGTGTTAATTTCAGGCATGTGGCGGCGTTAACGGTCCTGATAAAATCTCAGCCTCACCGTTATCGCATATGTCATCGCCCTGCGTCAGATGCCAGACACCAGTTATGATCCGGCCCGTTTCTAGGTCTTCGGTCTCGTCGTTGGTGTAGTAGGCAACCTGAACCCTGCCGTTGTGCTGTATCCAGTAGAAACCTTCTTCCATATCCCCTCCTGTAGAGTGAGAGGAAATTATAAAGGGGCTGGAGCCTGGTGGATTTAGAAATTCTTAAATCGCTATAAAGCAAAAGCCCCACGGTGTTAACCGCAGGGCTTGAAACGAAGGCAGTAACCCATCGTTGGGATGAAATTAACACAGATTCGGGAAAAGTAAATAGCTCACGGTTGAAACGTAAGCTATTTTCGTAAGCGTTAACTTATTATCTGCTTTAGCTGCGCTTCTGCCCAGGCTTCTTCGATATCAAACTTCGTGATTAGCTGGTCGTAAAACGGCTTAACCGACTTCTTCCACGTATCCAGGCTGATCGCATCTGTAATCTGGCAAACAGCTGCATATGCCTCCGTTGATGGGATTCGCTCATACCCACGTCCGCTGCAGCGCTTACATGTGGTGAATACCGGCACACCCTGTTTCTTCGTTTCCTTCTGGTTTACGGCTTTGCCGCGTCCCCGGCAATCGCTACAGGCTGCGCTGGCAACTCCTTTGCCGGTGCATTTCCGGCATAAGACTTTGACCTGGTCTCTGACGTTGCGGCGCTTTTCCCACATACTGGGTTTCACAGTGCGCGCCATCTTGGCCTCATTCCAGTCAGGAGGGAGATCCGCCTTTTTGGGCATGGCAGTTTTCATAGTGAACACGTCAGCCTCAATAAACCCTTGTCCCGCGCAGCAATCGCACTGTTTAACGCTGGCAGCGCTGCGGGAATAGTCCTCAAATGCGAACGTGGCCAGCTGATGCATTACCAGCGGCTTAACTCCGTCGCTCAGCTTGCGCAGCGCAGCAACCTTATCGCATTTTGTCAGCGCGTATTCGGCCAGCAGCGCGATCGCCCTTTCCCGGTCGTTATGGCTGATCCCCATCTTACCGAGGAAAGCGCTGTACCCCATGGCGGCGCGTTCCTGCGTCATGCCCATGGCTGCCATGATGTCCGTACCGGTCAGGGAATCTGATGCAGTGGCGCGCGGGGAGTCGCTGATCATCGTGGACTTTGCGAAGTGGTATTTCACGGTGTTTTCGAGGTTCATGCTGCGGCTCCTGCCATCAGGTAAATGCGGATAAAGTTACGAAGGATGCGATAGTCCACCAGCACCGTTCCCGGGCGGCGATAAATGCGGAGGCGCAGCCAGCGCATGCGAAGCGATTCGATCAGTTCTGTTTTCAAGCGGCGAACTCCTGCTGTCTGGCGCGGCGCTTCTCCAGCGCGCGGGCTTTACGGGTGAAGATGGTTTTGATGCGCTGCAGGTATGGGATATCGAACTTGCGAACGGCGTTGTTATTGTTCAGGGCTTCGACCTTTTCTGGCCCAATCCTCTCAATCAGGCCCTGCTCAAACGCTTTCTGAGCGCCAGAACGATCACGGTTACATTGGGCGCACTGGGCTGCGGTGTTATGCAGATTGAATGCAAGGTGCGCGGCAGCACCACGGGTGCGGTAGTGTCCACAGTCCATGGTTCCGCCATACTTCTGAGCAGGGAGGCTGCCACAGCTGATGCACGGCATTCCGGCATCGCGCAGGCGCACGTAACGGTTGAATGCGGTCTGGGCCTCACTCTTCCACTGCGTTTTGGTTTTCAATGCTACACGCTTCTCGCGGCGGCGCTGCCGCCCTGCCTTTTCCTCTTCGCGCAGGCGCTTCTTCTCAGCTCGCAAAGCCTCGGCCCGGTTCTTTGCGGTCTGTGCTTTGGCAACGGCGGTGGCGCACTCGTAGCAGCAGACCACCTGACCGTCGCGAGCAGGGTGGAACCATTCGCGACAGACCTGGTTTGCGCACTTACGGCGGGGTTTCTTATCCATGATCACCCCCAGACCTTTTGGCGGAACGTTCGCGGCGTTGGCTCGAGGTACTTAACCTCCTGCCGCTCTACGCTGACGGTCCAGGTAAGGTAATCGCGATTGAGGCTGCGTGTTACGGCTACCCCGCGGCGCAGGTACTGCCGCTGAAGTTCATCGGCCTGTTCGGTTGTGCATTCGGTGTAGTGGAACCATGATTTCGCCATCTGGTTATCCTCCGAAGCTCATCAGCTGCGCGGCGGCGTTCTCAGCCTCGCGCTGATTGCTGAATGACCGGTGGAGGATGAATCGCCACAGTACGTTCAGCGTTTCGGTGTAGAGCGGAACAAACGCCGTGTCGTCCATATTCGCGAATGAAATGCTCTTTGGGCGCTTGCGCTGGCTGCCATCCGGGAGAAATACCACGTCGTAATAACCGGCACAGACGATCACCCACTCACGATAAGCGTCGAATGATTTGCAGGCGGTAATGTTGGATGTACGGCGGGCTGATAGATTGCAGAAGAACTGTTCAGCGTAGGATGCCAGTATGTCGCCGTTGCCTACTCGTTGCGCCAGGTAATCGGCGTACCGGCTAACAATGTGTTTCTCTGAAGGCGTGATCGCACCGCCAGCAGGCTCCCAGTATTCAAAGCCAAGGTTCAGAAGAGAAAAATATTTGCGGTGTAGAGCTGCATTGCGGACGCGACGGAATTCACCTTCGAGAACCGCGCCGAGCTTGCATTTTGAATGCAAAAAATCGCTGGTCTCCGGCGTGGCGGGGATCAGGATTCCTGAGGATTGCTTGATGAGTTGTAACTGCGCCATGGTGTTCTCCGTGGCGCATCAGGTCAACGGGTGTTCAGTCCGTTGATATCATAATATCAGAGGGTTGTTTGACGTGGTAGCCGAGGCGGCGAAGAAAACGAGTTCCGGACGACAGATTGAAGATCCCTTCGTCCTCCAGCAACGGGCGGCACGAAACCATCCCATTTTTGGTGTAGACCAAGTTACGGCGCTCAAGCGACATTGAGCCCACAACCGTCCCGTCCGAGCGCCTGACAATGTCGTACCAGTCGGTTTGTTCCTTGCTATCACTCACAAAACCCCCTTCATTCCCCACAGATAAAACAGAAATTTATTCATCTGCAATTGCCTTCCGGCACTGCACTTTAAGCACGATAGCAAAGTCGACCTGTTTGCTAAGGGCTTAAAAACAAATAAATTTCAGAAGTCATTTTCTCTTCCTGTACTGCATAAGGCGACACACAAACACTGTATGCATGAACAGTATAATTTCATTCGCTCAAGTATGCACAAAAAGTATTAGTCTATGCAACAGCATTTATCCGGTTGATTTAAATTAATATTTGATTTACCTAGATGTAAAAAGAATAATGTTTTTATGTTTTAGCGCAGACAAAATGATGCGGTCGATAGTCGCTTCCTGAAATCACGTGCATTCTATGCAGGATTCCTAATCCTACACCTGAAGATGCATTAAGGTACAACTATGTTAGATTGATGATTTATTATTCTGCACACCCTTCCAAGTATCTAGCGAAACTCGACCACTTACTCGAAAAAGAGTTATAGTTAGTGTGCGGCAATTCTATATTGATATTAGAAAAGAGCCCATACTTACAAATAATATATAAATGAACTGTAATTTCTGCGTCATGACATACTTGTCATGACGCGATATTTCGTTTCTGTCGAGTAGGCTACCCTTTTTAAGTCACCTCTAAAACCAAGGAGATCTTGATATTGGAAACCATTCAATCAATCTTTATCATCCCTAATTCTCTCATCATGCTCGGATTGCTCTTTAAACAACATACCCGACTCATCTAAAGGAGTATCTTTTGGTATGGTGACATACAATCTCCCATCTTGAACATATGTTCGCATATCACTATCCAAGCCGTCATTAATGTGCCTTGAATCACTTACAAACCATGCCCTATTCTCGTCACTGTCACTATCGATAATTTTTTGCACTGGAGGACTGAATAGTTCATCAGCATCCATAGACAGTTCTCTTAAAGATAAATATTCTGGCCTTGCAAACTCCCTTATTGACTCAGCTATAGTTTTCTTAACGTCATCCTGGAGTTGTATAAATTGCTCCCATTCCATTTCGCAATTATGAAAAACAGACAATGGGAGTCGGCATTCGTAGACCTTTTTAGTCTTCTTAATTATTAAAGTTCTTGAAGTTGTATAACGTCGACTCGAATCACCATACAACCTTTGGCGCACATGTTCAGGTAGTGATTCAATAGGCATTATTTTATCAATTTCAACTGACTCAAGAACATCATTCCAATTTATCGTAGTGCATATAATAGAATTGGTACTCATGCCTAATGAAACTAAAACATCATAAAGCCTCCTATACTTAATCACCCCTTTAGCCGCTTCTTTGTTTATAGTATCGCCAAAGGATGCAAGCATCGCAGTTTTTAGCTCCTCAAATTGCTCGGTTAAATTATCTATCCTTTTCATTTCAACATGGCTATTTCTTTGCTCTGAAATAAGTCTTTGTAACAGAAGAGAAAACTGCTTCTTTATAGTATCTTCAATGTCAATAGGGCTAGTGAATGGGAAAATACTATTCCCATAATCCTTCTGCCTTAAAAAGTTTATAAACTCAAATATATATGGTGCTGTATCGTTCTTTTCAACTGAAGGGAATTTTATTTCGTTGATAAAAGGTTTCCCTTTGTTTTTTTCATAAAATAGGTGATCATGCAGCACAGAACTGTCAATGAATGGGAATACTGGAATACCCACATCGATGGCTCTTAATATTTCTAGCTGAGTAACTGATAGATTCCTCCCCTCTAATGCCACTACATTTTTGCTTTTAGTTTTCAACGCATCGATATCGATTCTGTTTATTGCCTCAGGAATAGCGCTCCCACCAAAACGAGAACCTATAATTAGGATTACAACATCAGCGTTTTTAACCTCTTCAATACAACTATTATGAGTATGTATTCTAAAGTCATATAATATATCACTATACTCACTCATAATAGGTTCATGACCTAGGCTTATCAAAAAACTTCTTAGTTGTGTACGTATTGCTGATAAGTCATAACAGGTTGAGGAAACAAATACTTTTAAGCCAGCCATAACAGCCTCGTCTAATGATTTATGTTTTTTTTGATTATGATATCTTACTTTAATTTCGTACTGCTATGCTAGGATGATCTTTCTTACATGTACTCCGCCATGGCGCGTGCCAGCGACCTAACCGTGATGACGATGGCCCCTTTCCCAGCCACATCCGGTTGATGTGATGCTTCAGGCGCCGCTGGTGATGTGCCGGGAGATTCCCGGCGTTTTCAACCTGGCCGTATATCATGCTCACTTCGGCAGGCCATACGGTTTCGGTGACTTCCACCAGCAGCAGGCTTTCCAGCTCGGAGATCCGCTTTGTGGCGTACTGCAGCAACTGTTCCATCACTCCCCCTTGATGCTGATGCCAGCTGCGATAGCGTTGCGTTTAACTTTACCAAGCGCCTCGTTGAAGCCCTTAACACGGCCTCGCATCCAGCACTCGCCATTACCGCCATGCTCGCCATATTCATTTTCATGATCGAAGTCGATTTCGTCAGGGATAGTCAGGCTCCGCGCCTCGAGTTCCGCGCCCAGCGCATCCCGCTGCTTCGTCGTCTCGCACAACGCCGCGGTGGTGCAGTCCAGCCGCTCCGCCAGTCGGGAAACAATCTTCGCCATGTCGATGATCGGCGTGTCGCTGCTCATCGCCTTCGCAAACTGATGACCAACGGCCACCAGCTCTTTGTTGCTCAGCGAATCAATCATGTGATGCTCCTCGGTGCGTGTAACGTTCCATGTCAAAGTCGATAACTGCCCGCTGGTCGCGGAAGACGCCGCAGCGGCCGTGGCGGATAAGTTTCCCCTGTTCTACGGCAGCCCGGATGTATTTCTCGGCAGTGGTGCGGTGCAGGCCGAAAATGGCGACGACATCGTTGGTCGTTGCGCGGCCATGCTTTTTCACCAACTCGATAATCCAGGCGATGAACAGGGTGCGTTCGCTAGGCGTTTTTGGTCTTGGCATACTCACTCCCTTCTCACTTCACAGCCCGCAGGTGTGACACTTTCCCGCGATAGCTTGCCCAGTCGAAATTGACCCAGATACCACCGTCCATCCGAAGACGATCCACGACGCGCGCGCCGAGTGTGGCCACCAGCTCGTCGTAATTCAGGTTGCTCAGGATGCCGACTGGTCGCATCGAAGAAAGCCGACGGTCAATCACCTGGTTGATAATCACCTTCTCACCGCTGGAGCCGCGCTGGATGCCAACCTCGTCCAGCACCAGGAGATCGACGTTGCACAGGTCGTTAAGCAGCGCTGATTCAGACTGTCCGCCGTCGTAGCATTCGCGAACACGAAGCATCAGGTCAGGGATGGTCACCACCAGAACGGAGTGCCCGGCTGCCAGCAGGTGGTTGCCGATCGCCGCTGCCAGGTGATTCTTGCCGGTGCCCGGTGCGCCGCTGAAGACGAAACTTGCGAATCCGCCGCCAAAGTTTTGCGCGTAGCTCTTCGCCATGCTGTAGGCCTGACGCTGTTCCGGGCCTGTTACCTCGTAGTTCGCGAACGAGCAGCTGCGGTGAAGAGCCTGTATTCCGGCACGACCAAAAATCTTCTCAGAGCGGGCGCGCTGGTTTTGCTTCTCGATTAGCTGGCAGTGTTTACGGCCCTCTTCCTGCTGCCATGCCTGCCATTCTGCAACGCTGTTGAATTTCGGCTGCACGCTGGCCGGGATAAACTTCCGCAGGCGTTCAAGCGCGCTGCCGGTGCCAATTGCGTTTTTCATGGTTGCCCCCTGAAACCGTCTGGAATGGTTTTGCCTGGCTCAGAAATGCGATTAGGATCTCGCGCACCAGCAGGTTTTAACCTTTGGATGCGGCTACGCGATTGCAGCAGGCTATCGGCAAACGCCATCTCCCATTGCTGCTGATGCTTTACTCGGCCATCGCACGACCAGTAATCGCGAAACTGCTGGAGTTCTGCCACTGTGTATCCCGGCTCGGTACCAAGATTCTTTCCCCAGAGCGTTGCGCGACGGGCGAACTCAGGCTGTGGCATCCAGTCACTGGTGATCGGGAATTTACCGATCGGTGGAAAAGCGGTAGCGCCACCATGCTGATACTCATCTGCAGGAGGATTTTCATCAGGAGGTAAAAACTCCTCGCCCGCGTTATTCTCTCTCTCTGGTTTTATTCCTTTCCCTTCCTTTCCTTTCCCTTCCTTTCCGTCAGTGAGTTCTCCATGAGCATTCATTGAGTCCTCACTGAGTGCTTCATGAATATTCTGTGAATCAGAATTATTGTTGCCTTTGGCATTCAATGAGTTGCCGCCGTCATGGGGTGAGGGCTCAGTGAGTGATGGGGGCGAAGGAATATTAGAGTTACTAGGCCGGTTAATTTTCTGGTGCTTAAGAAAGCCAGGTATCTGCAAATAGTGACTGCCATTCACTGAGTATTCAGTGAGTAGTCCGTGAGTGATCAGCTCCATAATTAATGGCTCGCAGTCGATGGTGTCAGCAGGGAATACCTGCATTTTGATGCGCTTTGGCGAGCGCTCCAGGCAGCCTTTATCATCTGCAAAATTGAACAGTCCGACGAACAGCAGACGTGCTGGGATAGAACACTCGACGATCTTCTCGTCAGTCCAAAACTCCGGTTTGACTGTTCTGATGCGAGCCATTTACTTCCCCCGATATTTACTTGCTTCACTTGCCCAGGCATACTTACCTCGCAATTGCTTACCGTTTTTGCACCTGAAAGCCGTTGGTGTTCGAGCACCGCGGCTTTCGCCTTTTTGTAACCCGTCATAGAACACCTCCCAGCATCGTTGTAACCATGGCCATCAATGGCGCCACTGAGTCCGGTCCGTCCAGGTAGAAGCTGGCGACAATCTTTTCACTGATCTCCTTCAGCAGAACCTGCTTTGGCGCCTTGAGCATGACAGCCTGAATAGCTTCAGCGTCTTCCTTCACCGTTTTGGCAATTCGAAGCGCAACATCATCGAGCCGAACAACGCGATCGCGATACGCCAGGGGTAACGCTGAGATAATCGCTGGGGCCAGCAGCTCTACGTTCGCCAGGTATGTCGCTGACTTCTCCTTGTTGTCTAACCAACGAAACATCTTCACGTTCCAAACTTCTGGCTGAACATCGAGATCAATGCCCCCAAGCATCATCTCTTCCGCCATTTCCTTGATTTGCAGCGCAACGACTAAGCGCCCTTCCGCTGCTGCCCAGGCACGGACGGCTGCGCATAAATTATGGTGATCAACGCTACCACCTGATTCCTCGCTTTGGTGATATTGGAATATCAGGCGTTCTGTTGGCGCTCTGTTATTCTGTTGAAAAGATTGTGTTTGCATTGTCAGTGCTCCTACTTTGGTAAACCGTCAGTGGGGTTTGGGTAGAGATCAGGGCGCAGTTCGTGTGGGGTTACGCCGGTTGCCGCGTAGATTTGAAGGACCCGATCAGCAGGCACTACACCCTGATAGCGGTTTTTCCAGCGACTGACTGACATTGGTTTGATGCCCAGCATGGTTGCGAGGTTTGTTGCAGTACCAGCGGACTTAATGGCTTTTGTTAACCCGTTCATCGTTGTCTCCGATTTGAATATCATTAAATTAAGCCTCAGACTTAATTTAATGTCAAGTCTGAGGCGAATTTTCAAGTTTAAGCAAAAGGCTTATTCTTCTAACCATGAAAGAGAAAACCGTACTTAATCCGACACTTGTCGAACGCCTTTCAGAGCTGAACGGGCGCGGCATGACTAAATCCGATATGGCCAGGGTTGCTGGGGTGACCCCGCAGTCTGTGAACGGCTGGTTCAAGAAAGGTGTGATCAGTAAGAAATCGGCCTTAGCGGTTGCTGACGCAGCTGGCGTTTCGGTGCCTTGGTTGCTCGGCGAGGATGTTGGAGAGAAAGACGGACTCAAGCCGGACGAACAGCGCCTGCTGGAGCTTTACCGTCAGCTGCCGGAAGAAGAGCAGCAGAACATGCTCCGCATCTTTGCGATTCGCCTGAAAGAACTGGATGAGCTTTATGAGAAGTACATGAAGGGGCGGATTCGGTCGCAGGGGGATTGAGTAATCTGGCCGGCCTAGCTGTTATATAGATGAGCCAAGGAATCGAGATGAACACCAAACTTATTATAGGGATCAATTGGTTATGAATAATCTACCTAGTAATGGTGAACAGCTGAATTTCGACTTGATACCTGTGCGTGAAGTAGAGGTGGATGGCATTCAAATGGGTGTCCTGGCTAACGGTACGCCTTACCTGACGATGCGAGGATTGGCGATAATGTGCGGGGTGCGCCCATCCGTAATCCAGGGCCTGGCTGCAGATTGGCTCAATGAAAGGAATAAGCCAAGGGGAAAAATAATTAATGAATCCCTAATCGCACAAGGTTACAACAGCGACAGTTTATTCATCAGAACAAAAGGCAATGGCGGAGAAGTTCATGCATATACAGACGCCGTTTGCATGTCCGTTCTTGAATACTACGCCCTTGATGCCAGTCAGCCAAATTCATCCACAGCAAGAGATAATTACAGGATTCTCGCCCGAGATTCATTTAGACGTTTTATTTACAATAAAACTGGCTACCATGAAAACCAAATAACCCAGTCGTGGATTAATTATCAAGAAAGGATTCTGCTCAACGACCAATTACCATATGACTATTTCTCAGTATTTAGAGAAATAGCAGATCTCATGGTTCACCTAGTGAATGGAGGGCTTCCTATCAACGATCATACTGTACCTGATGGCAGCGTGGGCACAGCATGGGGTAAGCACTGGGATGCCAATGAGATGGACTACAAATATCGACCACGCATACGATTTTCCCATAAGTATCCCGATAGTTACCGACAGTCAGCAGCAAACTCATTTATTAAGCCTTGGATTTATCCCATTGAGGCGCTTGGTGATTTTAGAAAATGGCTTTACGCTTCCTACGCCGTTGAGAATCTTCCTTCATATCTCAAAAGGAAAAAAGATAAAGGTGAGATCCAAGATATCGAAAGTTTGCTTGAGGCAGTAAGGCGGCCAGAACTTCCTAAGCCCCACTAGAGAATTTAACCCGGCCACCGAGCCGGGTTTTTTATATCCCTTTACTCACCAGTTCCGCCGCCTTCTCAAACACCTCATCCTGAACACCATCGCCCTTCTGTCTTCCTAGCCTCACCAGTTCGTCAATGATGCTCGCCCGGGTAATGGGTTTTTGAGCTGATACTAGGCCAATCACTGCCGCGCCGATCGCCAATCCAACCAACCCAGTCTGTTCGTCTTTGTTCTTCATCGTTCCGCTCCGTTGTGCCCTCAGAAAGATTAGCACCGCCAGTATCGATCTCAAACTGAGCGTGTTTAGCGACAAACTGCCACTAAACAGAGTGAGTTTGCGCTCTATTTCTACATCAAACATCACGATTAAGCCTCAAACTTACAAATTAACTTCGCTTCAGACTTGACACAGTTTAAGCCTCAGACTTAATATAATCCCACCAAGACGCACCACGAACCACCCAGGCATGGAGCCCACGAAGTAGCCGCCGACGGCATACGAATAGTCGGATGAGGTGGAGTGATTAACGCGCATCAGGTTAAAGAAACGTTCCGCCAGCCTGGCGACAAGGGCAAACAAGAGGGAATCATCATGGTTCATCAGCACTATGGAACCCAGACGGTCAACCGCGGCGCAGTTCTGCCCGGCATGCTCGTAAAGCACAAAGACAGCACCTGGACGGCATCCGCCAACAAGCGCGGCAAACTCTATCTGCATCGCGGAATTGAGCGTACTTACACCACTGATCTGCTGGTCGAGGTTTTTCTTAACGGCGTGGGGAATGGCCTGAGCCATTAACGGAGGGAGTCATGCAAGAGAAGAAATGCGCGTACTGCCGCAAAACTATCGAGTCAGGAAAAGAAGTTAAAAACGTATTGCTCTTCATCCGCGGTGCCCAGTTGGCGCGCGAAGAACTGAATTATTGTTCCAAGCGTTGCGCTTCGTACGACCAGATGGCCCACGAAGCCTAACGTAAAACCCGCGCAAGGCGGGGTCTACGTCCGGTGCCACCGACCAAAGTTACACCGGAATTTATACCAAAACCAAAAACACACCCAATGGGCGCTATCTCTGGCCCGGGGATCTTACATCCAAAAATGAGGATCTGACATGGAATTTTTCTACCTGGTTAAGGCCAGTCAGAAGTCTGGCAAGAAAGATGCGGTGATTTGGTTCACTGCGAAAAGTGCAGCGCGCGCCGCCCTGACGCTCGATGTCGTGCTGGAAGACGCCGACATCGAAACTGGGCGCGGTAAGGACTACGCCAAGCCGATCCGTACCGACATGCCTATTGTTGACGACCTGCCAGAAGAAGGCGTGATTGATTACACCTGGTGCGAGCGCTACACCCTGGCAGAAGACCAGCGCACCTGGAACGTGATCCCGGGTGCCGCCTCTCAGAGCGAAACCACCATCGCCCCGGACAGCGCCACCAGCGATGTGGATCTCTCTGATGCGCCGGTAATACCTTTCAGCTCTACGTTGTTGGCAAACCGCACCCAGGCTGTACGCTTCGCCGTCCATATACTGGGTGACAAATATCTTTCGGAGATCAGCCAGGAGCAGCAGATCGTCGCAAACGAATTAGCGATGGATGAGGGAAATATTTACTTCCAGAACCTGCTGCAGGCCAAAAATGATGTTCCTGATTTGAGCGAGCTGTCTGGGCATGCTGAGTGGAAATTGGTCCAGTCCATCAAAGACGTTTTCCCTCAGGACAAAGTACACGAACCGGCGCAGATGGCCGCCTTAATGTCGAGCTGGATTAAGGCAGAAGCTGGTGATCGCAATCAGCTGGTTGAAGACTGGAAGAGTGGAAAGCTCCCGGCCAAGGATGAGCCTGATTACTGGTATGAGAATGGCCTGCGGGTCCATAAAACCGGTGATGAGTTTACTCGTTATCCAGTATGCAAACTGTCGTTCCGTCAACAACTGCTGGCTCAACTGATGGTGGATGAACTGCGCCATCACGTCACCCGCGGTGAACATGCGGAACTGCATGCGCTGGAGATGGAAACCGACAATAGCTATGTCCAGACGCTTCTGCTTGCTGCTGAAAGCTGCTCTGAGATTAAGGCTTTCGATACCAAAGACCTGTGGCGCTATACGAATGCTATTCGAAAAGTGTTCAGCATGGATAAGCGCCATGAAGTGGCTCTGCTGCTGCAGTTCACTAAAGCCTGGGTAGCCACCCCCTATATCGACCGCGGGATCCTGACGCGCGAATGGGCCGCAGGTAACCGCATCAGCCACGTGCAGCGCACAGATGCAGGCACCAATGCCGACGGCGGGTATGTAACTGACCGCGGCGCAGATGCGCATCACACCCTGGACACCCTCGATCTGGAGATCGCCTGCGCCCTTCTGCCGATGGACTTCAACCATCGAGAAATCCCGGGCAGCATTCTCCGTCGCGCCAAAGAAATCGTGACGAAAAAAGAAGAGCCGTGGAAATCATGGAGCAGCATTCTGCGCAACCAGCCCGGCGTTCTGGCGGTTAACCGCACGGCTATTTTTAACCTGGTGCGCATCGCACCAGAGAATATTCACCTGACTCCAGTTGCACACCTCGAGTTCGTTAACCGAACTATGACGACAAATTTCAATGAAGCGACTGAGCTTATGCCTATCCGTTCGGTCAGCGAGCGGCAGGAGAGTGAGATTCCAGACGCAGCTGCTGAAACTGAGGTGCCGGTAGCACAGCCGGGCGGCGGAGTTAAGACCGATCGCTCCCCTAACTACAAACCCAGTTTGGACGGTCTCGATACTGAGATTGCACTGGCAACCCTGTCAGCCGATTTCAATATTTATGACATTCCAAGCGATGTTTTCCGCGAGGCGCAAGCTATCGTCGCAGCGAATCACAGTCCGTTTAAAGAATGGTCTGAAGCTTTGCGCGCAACGCCCGGCATTCTGGATTATTCTCGCGCCGCAATTTTTGCGCTGATCCGTAGCGCTTTTAAAGGGATTCATTTCGAGCCTAAGCATATTCGCGGACACATTCACGCAAACCTGACCGAAACCGACCATGAGCATCCTACATCGGAAATGCTGGCGGCGGCACGCCACACTCCTGAAGTGAGCTGGGAAAGTGAAGTCAACCAACAATTGGCTGCTGAGCAACACGCATTGCCGAAATGGGTAGAAGCCGGTGAGCAAAAACTCGCTGATGAAGATGAAGCAGAAACGCAGACCCTGCCTAAGTGGGTGAGTGCTGCCGACAGCCAGCCGCAGGTCGCGAACCTCGGCGGCGGCGTGTTCTCTATCGAAGGCCTGATGAGTGGAAATACTGACCCGGTCATCAATACCCCCTCAAAGGCAGTCGAAAAAACGGAAACAGTAACGGAGACCACCAGCGATGTGCAGATGGAAGAGACTCACCCGCAGGAAGGAGAAGCTGGTAACGCGTTACCACCAGGCGAAAGCGCTGATGCAGCTGATCCGCAAACAGATGCCCTGAATTCGTCCGAAGTTCTGGCCGCCGCAGCGCCGAGCCTGGCTAACCAGGAACAGGCCGATGTGAACCAAAACGCGGAAAATGCGCATCAAGATGACGATTCTGCGCATCAAAACTCACCAAAAGTGAATCAGAACGAGCCAAAAGCGCATCAGGCCGAACCAGTAGCCGAATATCCAGCGTACTTCGAACCGGGCCGCTATGAAGGTCTGCCGAATAACGTTTACCACGCAGCAAACGGGGTGAGCAGCACCCAGGTCAAGGATGCCCGAGTCAGCCTGATGTACTTCAACGCGCGCCACGTCGCCAAGACCTTCCCGCGCGAAGGCTCCAAAGTGCTGGATATGGGGAACCTGGTGCATGCGCTGGCGCTGCAGCCGGAAAACCTCGATGAAGAGTTCAGCGTAGAGCCGGTGATCCCGGAAGGGGCATTCACCACCGCGGCGACCCTGCGCACCTTTATCGATGCGCATAACGCCAACCTGCCAGCGCAGCTGAGCGCTGAGGATATCAAAGCGCTGCTGGAAGAGCACAACGCCACCCTGCCCGCACAGTTGCCGCTGGGTGCATCAGTTGATGAAACCTACGTGGCTTATGAGCAGTTGCCAGAGGTTTATCAGCGAATTGAGAACGGCACGAAACATACCGCCACGGCCATGAAAGCCTGCATCAAAGAGTACAACGCCACACTGCCCGCGCCGGTGAAAACCAGCGGTAGCCGTGATGCGCTCCTCGAGCAGCTGGCGATCATCAACCCTGACCTGGTGGCACAGGAAGCGCAGAAACCGGCACCGCTGAAAGTGTCCGGCACGAAAGCGGAAATGATCCAGGCGGTGAAGTCCGTTAAGCCGGATGCGGTATTTGCTGACGAAATGCTGGATGCGTGGCGCGAGAACCCGGACAACAAGATTCTGGTTACTAAGCAGCAGATGCAAACGGCGCTGGCCATTCAGAAAGCACTTCACGATCACCCGACTGCCGGCAAGCTGCTGCTGCACCCTGATCGCGCTGTTGAGACGAGCTATTTCGGTATCGATGAGGAGACCGGGCTGGAAATTCGCGTGCGCCCGGATCTGGAAATCGACATCGACGCCGTTCGCATCGGGGCCGACCTGAAAACCATCAGCATGTGGAACGTGAAGCAGTCCGGTCTGCGCTCTCGACTGCACCGCGAAATTATCGACCGCGATTATCACCTCAGCGCAGCTATGTACATGAATGCCGCGGCGCTGGATCAGTTCTTCTGGATTTTCGTTAACAAAGACGAGGGCTATCACTGGATCGCCATCGTTGAGGCCAGCGAAGAGCTGATTGAGCTGGGCATGCTCGAGTATCGCCAGACGATGAACCGCATCGCTAACGCTTTCGACACTGGCGTGTGGCCAGCGCCGATCACCGAAGACTACACCGACGAACTGAACGACTTCGACCTGCGCCGCCTTGAAGCGCTGCGCCTGGCTTAATGGAGAGAATGACCATGCAAAACACTAACGTAACCGTTGCTGACCAGAACGCTGTGATTAACTCCAACGTGGCTCTGTTCGACTCTCAATATCTGAACGCCATCAGTACATTTGCTCAGATTATGGCTCAGGGTGCCGCGACAGTTCCCAAGCACCTTCAGGGCAATCAGGCCGACTGCATGGCTGTTGCGATGCAGGCCGCCCAATGGCAGATGAATCCCTTTGCTGTGGCGCAAAAAACCCACCTCATCAACGGTGTTCTCGGATACGAAGCTCAATTAGTTAATGCAGTAATTTCTCGCAGCGGCGTGCTGGCCAACCGCTTTGAATATGAATGGTACGGGCCATGGGAAAAAATCATTGGGAAATTCAATATCCGCAAAGGGGATAAAGGAGAGTATCGCGTACCAGGGTGGACGATGGCTGACGAAGCTGGAATTGGCATCGTTATCCGCGCAACGCTGAAAGGTGAAGACCAGCCGCGCGAACTGGATTTGCTGTTAGCACAGGCACGCACCCGTAATTCAACGCTATGGGCTGATGATCCGCGCCAACAGCTCGCATATCTGGCAGTGAAGCGCTGGGCGCGACTGTTCTGCCCTGACGTAATTCTTGGAGTATATACCCCTGACGAGCTTGAGGATCGCCAAGAGAAGGAGATTAACCCCGCGCCCACTCAGAAAGTCAGCCTGGCGGATATCTCCGGTGACACTGTAACAACTACCCACAGCGCGCAGGAATCGGCGGCAAACATTGACGCTATGGCCGATGAGTTCCGGGATCGGATTGAGGCAGCGCAGGACGTAGATAACGCTAAAGCAGTTCGGGCCGATATTGAAAGCGCTAAAAATGCCCTGGGTTCATCTCTGTACACCGAGCTGAAGAGCAAGGCTGTGAAGCGTTACCACTTTGTGGATGCGCATAACAGAGTTGAGGCGGCGATTAACTCCCTGCCTCAGCCGGGCGAACCGGATAGTGCCGAGCGCTTCGAGGAAGCTGAACGAGTGCTGGCGTCGGCAAAACGTCATCTGGGCGACGAGCTGCACGATAAGTTCAGCATCACCCTGGCAGATATGAAACCGGAATACGTGGCCTAAGGGAGGCGGTAGGGTTCGCCCTTCCGGCAGAGAAATTATGCGATTAATCAACCGCAGCACACAGTCACCGCTGGCTCGCAAAGCCTGCGACATTGCCCTGGCGGCCCACGCAGAACGCTACGGCAATTACGGGCGCAGCCGTATGAAAGAGACGTACACAGTGCGGGTGGAAGGAGTGAAGGTCTGGGTGGAGGTAGTGAACCGGAAGGCTAGCTACGTGGCCACGGCGATGACCGGCATGCGCCGCCTGCGATCCTTACCCGGGCAGATCGCCTGATATTGAAATATCAATGTTTAACAGCCGGCATCTTTATAATGATGTCGGTTACCTGAGGTGAAAGATGGCACAGGTGATTTTTAATGAAGAGTGGGTGGTCGAAGCGAAGCTGTGTGAGAGAACGGGACTCTCAAAGCGGCAGGTAACCTGCTACCGCGCTCATCGCTGGATCGAAGGTATTCATTTTAAGCGTGTAACCCAGACTGAAGGAGATAACAACTCTCCGCGGGCAACACTTTGGTACAACTTCCCAAAGATAAACAGTTTCGTTCAGGAGCAGTGACGTGGCGCCAACGGGTGTTGAAATTCACAATGGCAAGATTCGGATATGGTTCATTTATCGAGGGGTTCGTTGCCGGGAAACGCTTAAAGGCTGGCTGGTGACGAACGCCAACCTCAAAAAAGCAGGCCAGCTCAGAGCGAAGATCACCAGTGATATCCAGATGGGGATATTCGATTATGGCCTGCAGTTTCCTGGCTCTAAGGCAGCAAAAAAATTCTCAACTACGTTGAGGATTAGTACCTTCCAGGAACTTTGTGATGAATACAGCGGAACCAAAGAGCTGGAAATGTCCTACGCATCAGCGCGGAACATGCATTCCATCATCAAGATTCTGCTGCGGATCGTTGGTAGCGAAACCCTGATTACCGATATTCAACAGATAGACATTCTGAGATACCGGAAGGAGTTGTTGCTGGGGGATATACGCAATGATGTTGTGCCACATCTGAATAAAACGGGCCGTGCACCGGCTACGGTAAACGAGCAAATCCGCACGCTTTGCGCCATGCTGAAATTTGCCAAACGTAGCCACATTATTACCAACAGCCCTTTTGAAGATATTCCTTCTTTGAAACGGCCGCGGAAAGCACCGGACCCATTCACGATGGAAGAATACGAGCGATTCATTTCGGTGTTACCGGCTTCAGTTGTTAACTTATGGAAACTGGCCTTTTACGCTGGTCTTCGTCATGGGGAGCTGTGCGCACTTGGATGGGATGATGTTGATCTGGTCAATGGAAAAATTCACGTCAGTCGGAATCTGAACAACTATGATCAGTTCGGGCCGCCTAAAACGTCCGCCGGAGAACGCACGATCACATTGCTGGAGCCAGCCCTCGAAGCGTTAAGAGATCAGTTCCATCTGACCGGTGCAGACCAGACGACAGAAATCACATTTAACCATCGTGCGTATGCGAGCACTGAGCAGCAGCACGTACGGTTTGTGTTTCGTCCCGTAATTAAATTTGCCGTTCCGAATCCCTATTATTCAAAAAACGCGCTGGGCTATAGCTGGAAGCAGGGACTAAAAAAAGCGGGAATACGCAGTCGTGTGCCTTATCAGTCTCGCCATACTTACGCGTGCTGGTTGTTGTCTGCAGGAGCGATCCCCTCTTTCATCGCCAGCCAGATGGGGCATACTGATGCCAGTATGGTGTATAAGGTTTATTCTAAATGGATGTGTGATAAGGATCGGGATCAGGTGGAGTTTTTAAACAGCAAATTAGGTTAA